ATTGCGATCATCAGCCGCACGCCGCGCCATTACCTGATGGCGCAAGGCGGCGATCCGTCAGGGGAAGCCCTGCTCACGATGGAGTCTCCCCTGACCAAGCGGGCAAATCAATTTATCACGGCGGTCTATCCGACCTGGCAGGAGCTTGGGGCTTTCCTGCTGCGCCTGGCCGGACGCACGGTGTCAGCCGTAATGATTGTGCCGCAGTTCGAGCGCATCGAAGCGATTTCCCCGATGGCCCAGGCAGCGATCCGTAAAACGGCCGTTGAAGCGGGCGTGCCGTTGGTCACGGCTGTTCGTGACGAAGGCTGGACGCAGGCGGAAATAGACCAGATGCTTGCTGACAAACAGGCCGAAGCAAGCATCGCACAAACAAGCCTGGCAACGGCCCTGCTTGCTCAGCAGCGCCAATTTGACCAGGGGCAGGGGGTGGTTGGTGCCTGATCCGCTGGTTGTGACGATGATGCGACACTGGCGCCAAGAGCTTTTGGCACGTGAAGCCGCACAGATGCAGGACATGGCGGTAGAATGGCTGCGCATCGAGCAGCGCATGGCGGCCGATTTTTCGGCCCTGGCGCAAGAGGTCTACTCGCTGCGTTTGGCCGGTCATCCCGTGGATCGTGCCACGGTCTACCGCCTTGAACGATACCGGCGGATGTTGGCGCAAATGAACCAACTGATAACCGGTGAGTACCTCCCCTACGCTGAGCGGCTTATCACCGCCGAGCAGCTTGCGGCCATTCGCCGTGCGGTAGATCATGCGACGCAGGCAATTCAGGCAGCGCAAGCCGAGACGGGCCGGCTGGGGGCATCGTTCAACCGGCTGCCCGTCGAGGCCGTTGCCAGCATGGCGGGCCTTGCCAGCGATGGCAGTCCACTGGCAAACCTGCTGGGGCAGGCATACCCAGAGGCCGCTAACGCCGTGACCGATGCGCTGATAGATGCGACGGCGCGGGGCATCAACCCCAGGGCGACGGCGGCGGCAATGGCGCACGCAGGCGGCGCCGGTCTGCAGCGGTCTCTCGTGATTGCCCGCACGGAACAACTGAGGGCATACCGAGAGACGGCACGATTGGCTTACGAGGAATCAGGAGTAGTCAGCGGGTTTTACCGCCTATGTGCGCACGATACCAGGGTTTGCCCTGCGTGTCTGGCGCGTGAAGGTGAATTTTACCCGCTTTCGGCTGGGCCTTTGCGGGAGCATCCGCAGGGCCGTTGCACGATGGTGCCGCAGGTCAAGGGCCTCAAGCCACTGACCTGGCAGCAGGGGGAGGCGTGGTTCAACACGATTCCCGAAGAAGGGCAGCGGGCTATTTTGGGCAAGGGCCGTTACGAGGCGTGGCGCGCCGGTGACTTGCGATTCCCCGACATGGCCCAAACCGTACCCAATGCGACGTGGGGCGATAGTCTGAGAGTTGCCCCATTGCGTGACGTGATAGGAGCATAACGAGATGGCAGATAGCACGCCGGGCGGGACGCCTGGCACCGATGGCGGCGAGACGCCGCAAGAAGTATTGACTTTTGACGCCTGGCTGGCAGGACAAGACGACACTATCAAGGGGTTGGTGTCTGAGAACGTCCGAGGTCTCAAAAGCGCCCTGGAGGCCGAGCGGGCAGACCGGAAACGCTTTGAGCGTGACCTGCGAGACACTGCGGCCAAACTGACCGCCAACTCTGACGAGCGGAAACGGCTTGAGGACATCGCTGGACAACTTGACCAGGCCAGCAAACAGAGCGCATTTTACGAGCAAGCGCACGCGGCAGGCGTGAGCGACATTCGCCTTGCCTGGCTGGCGTGCCAGCAGGGCGGCTACTTCACCAGGCGGGGAGAGCCTGACCTGGTAGCACTGAAAGAGGCGCACCCATCGCTATTTGGGACGCCAGCGGCGCAACGGCCAGCGGGGAACGCTGGCAGCGGGGCAGGAGCACAGGCGCCGTCAAAACCAGGAATGAACGACTTTATCAGGCGGGCCGCGGGCCTGTCCTGACAATGAGGATACGAAATGACAACTTACAACAGCGTGATTGACCGCACGGATGCCGCTGCCCTCATCCCAGAGGACGCCGCGCGCCAAATCGTGCAGGGGGCTACCGAGCAGTCGGCAGTGATGCGCCTGGCGCGGCGTTTGCCTGACCTGGCACGCGCCCAGCAGCGCATCCCGGTTCTGTCTGCCTTGCCCGTCGCCTACTTCGTGAGCGGCGACACGGGCATCAAACAGACCACCGAGGCAAACTGGGATAACGTCTACCTTGACGTTGCGGAGCTTGCGGCCATCGTGCCGATCCCGCAGGCGGTCTTGGATGACGCTACCTATGACATTTGGGGCGAGATTCGCCCGCTTTTGGCACAGGCGTTTGGCGCTGCCTTTGACAAGGCGGTGCTCTTCGGCACCAATGCGCCGGCGGCCTGGCCCGATGATGTATTCACGGCGGCCACGGCTGCGGGCAATGCCTTACAGGTCGGCGGCGTCGGCTCTGACCTCTACGATACGATCATGGGCGTGGGCGGCCTGCTCAGCCTGGTTGAAGATGACGGATTTTTCGTCAACGGACACATGGCGGCGCTTTCGATGCGCGCGCAACTGCGCGGCCTGCGCGATACTAACGGCGTGCCGCTGTTTGTGCGCAGCATGACGCAGGCGACCGGCTACGAGCTGGACGGCTCACCGATTGACTTCCCGCGTACTGGGGTTTTCGGTGGTGGTACGGCGCTTATGTTCTCTGGCGACTGGTCGCAACTGGTCTACGCATTGCGCCAGGACATCACCTACAAAATTGCTACTGAAGGCGTCATCATGGACGGGTCAAACGCCATCGTTTACAACCTGTTCCAGCAAGACATGGTCGCGCTTCGGGCCGTGATGCGGGTCGCGTGGCAAGTGCCAAACCCGATCAATCTCACACAGGCAACGGCAGCGCATCGCTATCCGTTTGCCGTTCTCAAGCCATAGGAGGCTACGATGAGGGGTAAATTCTGGATTCCAGCGATTGCGCTGGTTGTTATTCTGATTGTCGGCAGTATGCCGCTGTGGGCTGCTCCTGCGGCGGTTCCTGCTGCTGGGCCGTTGGCGATTCCGACGCCGCTGGCGCCGACCGGCTTTCCGGCCACGTCTTCGAGACTGGCGAAAACGGCGACACTGTGGAGCGGCAAGGCGCTGACCGCGAGCGGGGCGTCATCGGCGGTTGACATTGCCGGCTTTGGCCTGGCTGACGTTCAAGTCGTCATTGATGTAGGAACGGTCAACACGAGCACAGTCAAACTACAATTTAGCAATGACAACTCGAACTGGGTTGACGGGGTGGCGGTCGCTTCAGCGATCACGGCAGATACCAACACGCTGGCGCAATATGTCCTGTTTGGCCGCTACGTCCGGGCCTACGCGACGTTGACCAACAGCAACCCGATCACTATGACAGTCATCGGCTTGGCGAAATAGCCGAAGCCGAAGCCGAAGGAGTAGAGCTATGGCCGTGAGCGAAAATGACATTCAGCGCCTCCGTCGCATGATTGCGGAGCGTGATAGCACGACGTACACCGACAGTGATTTGAGTGCGGCGATTGCGCTGCATCCGTGCGTTGACGCACACGGCCAGGCTCCCTACATCTGGACAGCGGCGAGCGATGCGCTGGCGCCGCCGACACGGGCGGTCAATCCCGTGTGGGTTGAGACCTATGACATCAACTACACGGCGGCTGACCTGTGGAGCGAAAAGGCTGCGAACGTTGCCCACCTCTACGACTTTTCTGCGGATGGCGGCAACTACCAACGTAGCCAGATGCTTGAGCAAGCGCAACGCATGGTAAATTACTATCTGGCCCGGCGCAATCCGAGCACGATCAAGCTGGCATGGGCGCCACAAGGGGTGCAGGATGACAGCGCAGACGTGGATTGACAGCGAACTGGCCGGACTGCGGCAAGCGCAAGAAGGCCACATGCTGGATCGCTGCATCATTCTGGCCTATCACGCCAGCAGGGACAGTTACGGGCTGCCCAAGCCGGCATACACCACAGGCGAAGAAATCCCCTGCGGCCTGGATGAAGGCAACCGTACCGAACAGCAGAGTATCGGGCATGTGCCCCTGACCGATGCCGTGTTGCGGCTGCCTTTGACCGCAACGATCACATCATTGTCACGGGTACGGGTCACACGACGGCACGGTGAGGCTGTGCGCAGTCCTCAGCCAGTCTACGAAGTGGTTGGAGTACCCAGGCTGGGCGCCAGCGGGTTACTGGTAAATCTACGGTTGGTGACAGAATGAGCGTTCAATTTTTCACCGCCACGGTCTTACGTCAGTCACAGGCGTGGGCCGATGAAATGGTCACGCGTGCGGCCTTCCAGGTTGAAGGTCAGGCGAAAATCAATGTCCAGGTCAACGGGCAGATTGACACGGGCTTCATGCTCAACAGCATCTACACCGTGGCGCCAGGCAAATCAACCTATGATGCCGTTCGGCCAACGGGCGATTA